GGCGTGCACCTACCTGCACAACCACATGATCGCGACGATCAAGAAGCTGTATCTGGGAGCGTTGCATGGAGTAGATTTCCTCGTCGGACAACCGCTCGATCCGGTTACAGGGGAACTGACCAGCCTGCCGTGGATCGCTGCATGGAAGCGGCCGGAGCCTCAGCCAGACGATAAATCGATCCACAAAAAATTCGCGGCCAATGAGGCAGAGATTCGGGCAGTTGTCATCCGCGAGCAGCGCGATGCCTGCTTACGCGACTCCGACAGTCGAACCGCGGTGCCTCCGGATGCTCCTGCGTCGGTGAGGGCGAACGCCGCACTTTGGGCGGACTATCGTCAGAAGTTGCGCGACATCCCGACGCAAACCGGGTTTCCGTTCGACGTGGAATGGCCGGAGGCGCCACCGGCTTAAGCGGGCGTGATCGTGGGAAGGCCGGATAGTGCCGCTACGCTACAATCCGGCGGACGTGATCTAAAGCCGTCGACCGGCCGACGACGAACCCAACAAATCAAAAGATTGTAGACCGTGAAGCTTTCCCGAATACCCGAGCTTGACCTGCTTCGGTTCATCGCCGCATTTGTCGTAGTGTTTTTTCACTTTGCATTTCGGGGCCATGCAGCCGACGACCTGACCGTCATGCACTACCCGTTGCTGGAGCCGATCTCTCGGTACGGCTACCTCGGCGTGCATCTGTTCTTCATGATCAGTGGGTTCGTCATCCTCATGACGGCCGGCGACGCGAGCATCAAGAAATTCATTGCGTCCCGTGCAGCACGTCTTCTGCCGGCTTTTTGGGTTTGTTGCACGGTCACTTTCCTCGTGACGCTCGCAATTGGTGGAGACCGGTTTACAGCGACATGGCCGCAATACATTGTCAACATGCTGACGCTCGGCGGCGGATTCGGGGCCGATCCGATCGACGGCGCGTATTGGTCGCTCGGCGCAGAACTCCGGTTCTACAGATTGGTGGCGATTCTGATCATCGTCGGCCAAATTGGCCGTTCAGAGCGATGGCTGTTCGCATGGTTGATCGGCACGGTGCTCGTGGAGACATTCCCGTTCATCAAGCTCAAGACTTTCCTGGTGACAGACTACGCGGGCTTTTTCATTGCTGGCGCAACGTGCTTTCTCATTCGGGCGCACGGACTATCGCGCTCACTCGTAGTGCTGCTATGTGCCTCGTGGGCGCTATCGCTGTATCACGAATTTCAGTTGCTGCCGTACTTCAGCGAACACTTTGGACTGGAGTTGAATCCGGTGGTCATCGGTATTGTGATGACGTCTTTTTTCGTGGTGCTGCTTGGGCTCGCGCTTCGTCGAACGCCGATCCTTCGCAGTCCGCGATGGGCTTGGCTCGGTGCAATCAGCTATCCGCTTTACCTCATCCATCAGAACGTCGGTTACATGCTGTTCAACTCGATTGACGCGACCGTGAATAGCGATGTGCTGTTCTGGGGTGTTATCGCAGCGGCCGTCGCGTTTGCATTGACGGTGCACATTGCCGTTGAGAAACCCTTTGCGCGGCCGCTTAGGAGCGGAATCCTGCTTGGGCTTGATGCACTTCACAGCTTGGTGTTGACCGCGGTTCGGAGCCGAATGCGCCAGTAACGCTGCGGGTTTCTACATCACATTTATTTTGCCGCCTTCGGGCGGCTTTTTCGTTTACGGGGATTCGATGCAGGACCACGAAAAGACGATTCTGGAGCTGATCATTATGGGCGGACTGATTGGTATTGCAAAGGTGCTGGTCGGCAGCGAGCAGCTCACGTTCCGGCTTGTCGCCGGCAGGGCAGTATTGGGATCGGCAACGTCAATGGTTGCCGGATTGGCGCTGTTGCAGATTCCCGATCTGCCACCGATCGCGCTGCTCGGTCTTGGTAGCGCGCTCGGCATCATCGGGTCGCAGTACCTGGAGGTGCTGCTGCGTCGGAACGCGAAGCGGCTGTTCGGGGAGAAATGACGATGGCGCGTATTACTGTTACCGCTGCCGGCGGTCGGAATCGCATCGCGTTCCTCGACATGATCGCCGTGAGCGAGATCGGCTCCGATTTGCTGGCGAAGTCGGACGACGGCTATAACGTGCTCGTCGGCTCGACGCCGTTGCGCCCGCTGTTGTTCTCCGGCTACGCGGCGCATCCGAACGTGCTCAACCGGCAGATCCCGGTGCCGTCGACGGCCGCTGGCCGCTATCAGATCCTCGCGCGCTGGTGGCGAATCTATCAGGCGCAGATGAAGCTACCGGACTTCGGGCCGATTTCACAGGACCGGTACGCATTGCAGCAGTTGCGCGAGCGCGGCGCATTGCCATTGATCGACGCTGGCCGGTTCCGCGAGGCGGTGACGAAGGTTTCGAATGTATGGGCCAGTCTGCCGGGGGCCGGCTACGGCCAACACGAAAACAAGATCGAGCATTTGCTGGACGCGTATCGCGCGGCCGGCGGGGAGGTTGTCGCATGACATGGATCGACCCGCGCATCTGGCTGCTCGTTGTTGCCGGCGTCATTGCCGGCGCGGCGTGCGGGTATTCCAAGGGGCATCGTGATGCCGACCAATCCGCGAAAGTCGCGGATCAGGCGAAGCAGATCGATGCGCTTCGGGTTGAGCGTCGTGAAAATCGCCGCCAGTTGGCGGCTCAACAGGAGAACGCAGATCATGCTGCGAAAGAACGTGACCAGGCGCGCACCGATGCTGCTGCCGCTGCTACTGCTGCTGACGGCCTGCGCAAGCAGGTCGCTGGGCTCGTCGAGCGCGCCCGGCATACCGCCGCTTCGGCCGGAAGCACGGCAACCGGCGACGCCCTCGATTTGCTTGCCGACCTGTTCGGCCGGGCTGATGAGCGCGCGGGAGAGCTGGCGAAGATTGCTGACGAGCGCGGCATCGCCGGCCAGCAGTGCGAGCGCGACTACGACGCCTTAACGGCAGCGGCGCGCTGAGCTCGTTGCTCGGCGCGCTTCGTCAGCCACTCCACGATTCGGCCGTGTCGTGCGACCGCGTTCTCGTAGCCGTAAGTATCGGCAGTTCGATATAGCGACCCCGGCTCGAACACGTAGTGGACAAAGCACGGTTGCTCGGGCGGATCACGATCTCGCGTCGTCCCGAGGAAGATCGTCCAGACGCGTGTGTTCACAGCGACCGTCGTGTCCGCGATGCTCTTATCCGACTTGCAGAACGTCAAGAGATCGACCTCGACCGGCTCGTGTTGGTCGTTGAGGATGAAATAGTGCTGCATGATGCTGCTCGAAACACTGTATGGATATACAGTTTATCGCGCGGTAAGATGGGGCGGTCAACTCAAAAAATTGGGGACGGCCGATGTGCACCAACTACGTGGCGCCGGGCGAAGATCCGGGTTTGAGCGAACTGAAGATCGACAGCTTCCGGGACCTGTACCGATGGACGCCGTGGAAGCCGGAGATCTACCAGGACTATGACGCGCCGATCGTTGCGAGCGTCGACGGGCAGATTAAGCCGCTGATCGCTGGTTTCGGGTTCTGGCCGCGCGCGCTCCAGAAGGCAAATGTCGAGAGGGTGAAGGAGCAGGGGCGCAAGCCACCGGTCATGCGCAGCACGATGAACGTGCGTGACGACAACCTCGGCAAGTCCCCGCTGTATGCGCCGGCGTGGCGCGCGGGAAGCCGATGCCTGATCCCGGCCGCATGGATCTACGAGCCGAACTGGGAGACGGGCAAGCACGTGCGCTATCGCATTGGCCTGGCCGGATGGCGGCCGCTCTGCGTCGCCGGCATCTGGCGGACGCTGCAGCACCCGGACGGGGGCGAGCGGCACACGATGGCGATGATCACCGTCAATGCCGACGAGCACCCGATCATGAAGCACATGCACCGGCCGGGCGACGAGAAACGGTCGGTGGTGATCCTGCGGCCGGAGGACTGGGAGGAATGGCTGACGACGTCGAACGTCGAGGCTGCGCGCGCGATGCTGCAATTGTATCCGGCTGACGAGATGGTCGCCGAGCCAACGCCAGCCGGGATCTAGACGACAATTTATGTCGCGAGCAAAATACTGTATAAATATACAGTTTTTTGGCGTAAGACCCACGG